AATACAATTAAAAAAACCTAAATCACATACTATAGTAGAGTGTCATAAAGATATTATACCTAAGCTGAAAGCATGGGCTGAAGACAAACCTAATGTAATTATAATTGAGGGTATGTGGATGGATATGACTAGTGAGTATAAAAAGTACGACGCAATAATACAAGATACATACGGAGACGAGTATCGCCATGCTTTAAGGCCTATTGTAGAAAGACACGCAAAATCTACTTGTAAAGTAAGCTATTGGAATAATGATTCAGATTTAGGCTTTGATAAAGTTGAGTATCATGAGGTTTCTATTAACCCTCCAAGCAATAAATACTACACAAAAGATATATATAAAGTTCCACTTGTAAATTATAAATCATGACTTTACCAGCATCAGGAGCGTTATCAATGGGCGCAATAAATACAGAGTTAGGTAGAACTAGTAACACTGCTAATACAAAGTTATCGGAGTTATCTGATGGCACGCATGGCACTATAAACATAACAAACTTAAATGATAATAAACCTGATACTTCTACACCACATGTTATGGGAGAGTTTGCCGGATATGAACATAGCGTTAGTTTAGGAACAACACCAGCATCATTTAGTCAATTTTCAAGTGGCTCTCATAGTAGCGCAGGGACAATAACCGTAACTCACGCTCAACATTCTACGTTTTACGTTTCATCAAAACCTAGTTGGGTAACAATTACATCTGGTAATGAAGGAAGTAGTTTAAAAGATACTGGAGACGGTACAGTAACATTTAACGTGTCTGCTAATAGTGGTAGCGCTAGAAGTGGTAACATAGTAGTTACGTTTGACGTAGGTACAACAGGCGGTGGATTAGGTGACGCAAACTCAACAACCACAAGGTCTACAGCAGTAAGTCAAGCTGGTACATCTGGCGGCGGCGGAGGCGGAGGCGGCGGAGGAGGCCGTGGTAACGCTGCTCCATAGAAAACTTAAAATAACAGTAAATACTGTAATAAGATATTTAGCTGGCAACAGCTAATTTGTTTAACCTTTAAATTTAAAAACATGGCATTAAAAGGATCATATGATTACAAAGGCATCGCGGTAGCAGATGCGTATGTAAAAATATCAAGCGTAAATTGGAATTGCAATAGTAATTCTGAGAATTACGTAAAGACTGCAGCTGTGTACAATTCTGATGGTACAATTAAAACCCCTGAAGTAACTGATACTAGATGGGTACAAAATACAGTTGGAAATTGGCACGCAAATGTTTATAAAGATAAAGCTGCTAGAACTGCAAATCCTAACAATCATATCTGCTCAATAAGTGGATCATTTGATATGGACTTGAAAGATAGCGCTAAAAACCCTGTAAAACAGGCTTACGTTGCTGCAAAAGCAATGGATCTTTATAAAGGTATGGCAGACGCGTAGTAGCTATGACAATAGCTATTTAATATTGTTATATTGTATGTAATAATATTATTGTAAATTTTTAACAATTTAATTTAATTAAT